GAACAGAAAACAAGTTACATCCAACAATGAAACCTATTGAATTAATATGCAATGCGCTTAAAAATTCAACTGATGAAAAAGATTTAGTACTTGATTTATTCGGTGGTTCAGGTTCAACTTTAATTGCTTGCGAACAATTAAACCGTAAATGCTACACAATGGAATTAGACGAGCATTATTGCGATGTTATAATAACTAGATGGGAAAACTTAACAGGCAAACAAGCAATAAAGTTATAAGGTTAAAAAGGTGAAGTATGGGCAGACCTAAAAAAAACACAAAACATCCGGGCGGCAGACCTACTGTTTTTAATACGGAAACGCTACAAAAACTTGAACACGGATTTAAAATAGGTTTAACAGATGTAGAATGTTGTGCCTATGCGGATATAAAAGTATCAACATTTTACGAATGGCAAAAAAGAAACCCCGATTTTTTGTATAAAAAAGAACAATGGAAACAAAACCCTATTGCAAAGGCAAAACATACTATTTACAAGAACCTTGATGATGCAAAAACGGCTCAATGGTATTTAGAACGTAAATGCAAAGAGGAATTTTCAACTCAAAGCAAGTTAGAATTAGAAAGCAAGGGCATTAATATAGTTGTAGCAGATGATGAGCATAAACAAATGTTAGAGGATTTATAATGCTAAAGTTTTCAAAGGTTTTTGATAAAAACTACAAGGCATTTAAAGACAAATTGCGGTATATTATAAATCAAGGTGGAACATCTAGCACAAAAACATTTAGTATATTGCAGTTATTAGTGGCTATTTGTTTAAAATACAATGTCAAAATAGATATTGTCGGCTTGTCTGTACCTCATTTAAAATCAGGGGTATTGAATGATATGCCTTTTGTATGTGAGCAATTTGGGATAAACTTTTCAGAGCATTACAAAGAGGGCGACAAGGTTTTTAGTTGCGGTAAGGGTACAATAAACTTTTTGGCTTTTGATAAGTTAGGCAAGGCACACGGTGGTAGACGTGATATTTTGTATATGAACGAAGCAAACCATTTGAATTATAATATTGTTGAACAATTAATGGTTAGAACCCGTCAAAGCGTATTTATCGACTATAACCCTACAAATGAATTTTGGGTACATACAAAATTATTAGTAGAAGAACCTGAAAAATGTGAGTTAATACGGTCAACCTACAAAGATAATCCTTTTTTAGAACAATCAATTATTGATATGATTGAGAGCAAAAAAGGAAATAATAACTTTTGGCGTGTTTACGGTTTAGGCGAGTTAGGAGTTGCCGAAGGTTTAGTTTATGATAATTTTGAAGTGTTAGATTTTGATAAAAGCAGATTTGCAAAATATTACAACGGCATTGACTGGGGATTTAGTAATGACCCGTTTGCTTTTGTTCGTGTAGCAGTTGAGCAGGATTGTTTATATATCTGTGATGAAATATATCAAAGGAAGTTATTAAATAAAGATTCAGCACCGTTGGTTAAAGATATTATAGGCAGCGAGTATGTTTATTGTGATAGTGCAGAGCCGAAATCAATTGCGGATTATCAAAATTTAGGCGTAAATGCTATTGCTTGCCAAAAAGGTGCAGGAAGTATTGAAAGCGGTGTAAAACACATACAAAGTTATAAAAAGGTTTATGTGCATCCGAGTTGCCCGAATGTATTAACGGAGTTTAGGAGTTATGAATGGAAACAGGATAGAAACGGAGAATATATGCCCGTGCCGGTTGATGCTTTCAACCACGCTTTAGATGCTATCAGATACGCATTAAATGATGTAATCGGACAAAATACTATATCAGCAATTAAAGGCTTGCGTTTATAAGTCCGTTTTTGTTTATTCTATACTATGTACAGGGAGAAACTGTAAAATGATATATCAAGTACAAGCGGATAGCACAGAAATAAACATTACAAATGTTTCAAATTGGATTACAACTTTTAAAAACGACATATTGCCGAACCGTATAAAGTTAGGGCAATATTATGACGGTGAAAATGTAATAGAAAAGCAGGGAGCAGTAAAAGGCAGACCGAATTACTCAATCAATGTAAATATGGCAAAATACATTATTGATGTGGCAACGGCTTACACATTTGGCGTACCTGTTCAATACACGACAGATAACGAGCAAGAAAAGGCAATATTAGAAAAACTGCAATACATATTGAAAAATTGTAATGACAATGAGATAGATTTTCAGCAGGGTGGAGATATGGCAACTTATGGCTTGTCATATCAATTAGTATTAGCAAAGCAAGGAAGCGAAAAGATTGAGGACAGAATTGCGATTAAGTATTTAAGTCCGTTACAAACCTTTTATGTTATTGACAATACAATACTTGAAACGCCTGTTTGTGCTATTTATATGTACGATTACACAGAGAAAAACCAAAAGAAAACAAGGGTTTATGTTTATGATAATGAAAACTTGTATATATTTAACGGTTCGGGCGGTGTAATACAAAATTTAGAAAGCGTTGAACCCCATAATATGGGTGCTATCCCGATTATTCAATGCTTAAATAATGATGATGCGTTTAGTGATATTCAATGTATAACAGATTTATTAGACAGTTTAAGTCTTGCAATATCTAATACAACAGATGATTTACAGTCTATTGCAAACGCTATATTATGTGCAAGTGGTGGAACGTTATCAAAAGAGAATATAGAGGCAATAAATGAGTTAAAAACTGCTAATTTGCCAGTTGGTGCAAAAATGGAATGGATAATCAAGAATATCAATCCCGAAGCAACAAAGCAACAAATTGACAGGTTATTAACATTCATATTCCAGATTGCACAAGTGCCTGATTTAACAGATGATGCCTTTGGCGGTAATCAGTCAGGCGTAGCAATGCAATATAAACTTTGGGGAATGAACCAACTTTGGATTACAAAAACTACCAAATACGAAAAAGCATTGTATCAACGCTTGAAAATCTTATTACACTTATTGCAGTATCAGTTTGAAAGCAATGTGGATTTATTAGACAATATTGTTATTACGTTTAGCAAAAACTTGCCTACAGATAATTCAAATATGCTTCAAATGGTTCAGGCATTAAAGGATGTTGTATCAACAAAAACATTATTAAAACAGATACCTTTTGTCGAGGATGTGGAAGCAGAGATTGAGGAACTTGATGCACAGGCTGCAAAAAACGCTGATTTATACGGATTTAATAACAATGCAGTAATTGAAGAAAATGAGGGGTAAAGGTATTGACTTTATCCCTTAATTTTTGTAAAATTGATGTGTAAGAACAAAAGGAGTGAATGATGAGTTTAAATTTAATTATGGGTGCTAGAAATGGGGCTAAAACTCCGAGAGAAGAAAATGATTTCTATGCAACACATCCTCAAGCAGTTAGATTATTTTTAGATAAATTAAATCAAGATAATATAAAACTAACACATACTATATTAGAACCCGCTTGTGGAAAAGGACATATGGCGGAAGTATTTAAAGAGTATGGTTATGATGTGGTAGCGGTAGATTTAATTGATAGAGGTTACGGAACAACAGGAGATTTTCTTGAAAACGGCTTACCTATAACTTGTGATACTTTCACTAATCCACCGTTTAGACTTGCCGAAGATTTTGCATACAAAGGACTTGAAAATTTGGAAGAAGGTTTCAAACTAGGTTTATTTCTTAAAACACGATTTTTGGAAAGTAAATCAAGAAAAAGACTTTTTGAAGAATATCCCCCGAAATATGTTTATTTGTATTCTGAAAGACAACAATGTGCATTGAATGGTGATTTTGAAAATCTTAAAGCAAAAACTCAATGCTATTGTTGGGTTATTTGGGAAAAAGATTGGCAAGGTAAAACAGTATTGAGATGGATATAAAGGAGAAATTATGGATAACAACTATTGGGAAAAGAAATATGCAGATATGCACATAAGATTAACAAATAGAATTGCAGAACTAGAAAAAGAAAATATGGAATTAAAAGGAGCATTAGAAACAGTTACAAAAGGACTTATTATAAGACAAGAAAAGTTAAATTTACTAATTAAATAAACTCCGCTTTTTATTTAAGGCATAATTATATTATGGCAGATACACAAGAATATTGGAATAGACGAGCAAGGCAGGATAAAATTAAGGTTATTAAGACTTCCGAGCAGGGTGTTGATAACCTTAAAAAACTGTTAAAAAAGAACCTTGATAGCGTTGAAAAACAAATAAAAGAGTTTTACAAAAAATACGGTGATGAGGGCAAGTATGCAGAGCAATTAAGTTATGCAGAATTTCAGAAATACAAAGCAAGATTACGTTTGAAAGCAAAGCAGAACCCCCAAGACAAGACTTTACAACGGTTGGCAAAGCAAGATATACCAAAATACAGAATTGACCGTTTAAGAGCGTTACAAACCGATTTACAGATACAATTAACAGAGGCAACAAAAGGGCAAGAAGCAGGGATATATAAAACTCTTAAAGATGTGGCGAAAGTATCGCAGGCAACAACTGCATTAAGGTTTAAAAAGACTTTAGATGTGGCTTTTGATAAGATTGCAAGCCGTAAGTTAGAAAAAATATTGTCAAGTGATTGGGTTGGCAATATGAATTGGAGTGAAAGACTTTGGAAAGATAGGGAACTTGTCGGCAAAAAGGTTACGGATATACTGGAAGAGGGAATACCTCAAGGGAAATCTATGCAGGATATGGCAAGAGATTTAAAAGATGCTACTAATTCAAGTTTTAATGATGCGTTTAGGCTTATAAGAACAGAGTCGGCACACGTTGACGGTGAAGTTACATTAGACGGATTTAGACAGGCTCAAAGAGAGTTGGGATATGAATATTATGTTTTAGATGCCTTTTTGGATAGCAGAACATCAAAAGAATGTAGAAAACACGATGAAGAACGGAAAGAGGGTAAAAAATATAAAATCTCAAAAGCCGTGATAGGCAAGAACTATCCACCTTTTCATCCCTCCTGCCGCACGGTTGCGGTGTTGTATGAGGGTATAATAAATGAGGATTTAATAGAGGATTAAGTATTGACTTTTATTCTGTTTAAATATAAAATATTAAGTGTAAGAACAAAAGGAGAATGATATGTATTTAGTTATTAAAAAAGAGTATGCCAATTCTTATGAGGGCAGTAGTATTATGGCAGAAAAGATTTATGGAATGTTTAAGTACAAAGAAAATGCAGAAAAAGAAGTCGAAAATCTTAAAAAAATAATGTGTTATACAGAAATAAAAGAAATAGCAACAGATTTTATTTTGTAGAATTTTAGAGTAAGAACAAAAGGAGTGAATGAATGCAAACAGATAAAATAGAAATTACTTGGAATTTAGTGCCTAGTAACGAAAATCAATTTTATGACGAGAACGAATTTTATTACCGTATAAAAAGCAATGATTTTGATGTATGCAATAAATTTTTTGTTGAAAATAATGTAATGAATAACGAAGTTGCTTTTGGTTATATTTTATGTGATTTGTTAAATAAAAAAGTAAGTGAGGATAGTGAGGAATAATGGAAAAAAGAAAAATAAAAAAATGGGTTCCTGCTCCTTTTGATTTTGAATTAAACGAATGGGCTGACAAAAAAACAAAAGAATATAAAAATCAAAAGACAAAAGAATTAAAAAAATTAACAAACAAAGATATTTTAATTAAAATTTTAATGGAATTAGAAAGAGGAAGATAATAATGGCACGCAAGAAATTACCACCTGAATTAAAAGCAAAGAACCATACTTTTAAACTGTATGATTGGGAAGTGGATAAAGTAAAGGAATATATAAAATGCGTAAGAGCAAATAAGCAGTTTTATTGTGCAGGGAGGTTGAAAGATGAAAGTTAAAGAATTGATAAAAATATTATGTGAAACTGATGACTTTGAAAAAGAAGTATTAGTTTTTAGTAATACAATGGGTGCATCTTACCCGATTGAACGAATAGAATTTGAGAATAATAAAACAATAGAAATCGTAAGTTTTTAAGAACATTTTATAAAACATTTACGCAACTGTTAAGGATTTCTTGGCAGTTGCTTTTTTTTGTCCGTTTTTGTTTGTGCTATATTTACGGTATGTTGTTAGAACAGTAAAACTAACATTCTGTATAGGACAGTAAAACTAAAAGGAGAAAGCGAAATGACAGAAGAAAATCAAGACGTAAAGACATTTACGCAAGCAGACATTGACAAGCTCAATGAGGAACACGCAAACGCATTGAAAGAACTTGAAACACGTTTAAAAGGCGAGCAAGACAGGAAAGTTGATGCAGCGATTAAGAAAACAAAGGCAGAAATTGAGGAAGCAGCAAAAAAAGCAAGTATGACGGAAACCGAAAAATTGAATGCCGAGTTGGAAGAGTACAAGACAAAGTATCAGGAGCAAGCGGATATAAACGCACTTGCAAGCCAAAAAGACGAAACAAGAAAATTGATGCAAGAGGCAGGGGTTGATTTATCTTGTTTGGATTTTTGCTTTGTACCAAAAGATATTGAAGCCACTAAAAGCAAGATACAGGCATTTAAACAGTACACCGACAACGTTAAAAAGACGACATTTGAGAACGGAGTACAAAGTAAAGTACCTGAGGCAGGACAACCGCCTGAAACAGATGCTTTTTTAGACGGCTTCAACAATGGATTACACGCAAACAAATAGGAGATTTAAAAAATGACACAGAATTTAGCAGCAAAATATTCTGCAAAAGTTGATGAAAGATTTAAATTAGGTTCATTGACTGCAGGATTAACAAACCAAGATTATGACTGGGATGGTGTGAACTCAATCTATGTATATGACATAGCAACAGCACCTTTGAACAACTATTCAACAAGTGGTGCAAGCCGTTACGGTACACCGGCAGAATTAGACGATAATATCACTAATTATGCAGTATCACAAGACAAGGCATTCACATTTACTATTGACAGAAAATATGAACAAGACCAAATGGGTGTTAAGGCAGCAGGTGCAGCACTTGCAAGAGAAATTGATGAAGTTGTTACTCCGTACCTTGATAAATTTGTTATCGGTACTTGGGAAGCAGCAGCAGACATCAACTATTCTTATGGTGTTTCTATTACTAAGTCAAATGCTTATGAAAATGTTTTAAAAGGTATTTCTGCACTTGGTAACTCAAAAGTTCCGCAAGCAGGCAGATTTCTTATTTGCGGTTATAAGTTCTTTAGTAAATTAAGACTTGATGATGCGTTCTTATCAGCAAACGAAATTGCTCAGGGTATGAAATTAAACGGTCAAGTAGGTCAGATTGAGGGCTTGCCTGTAATCATAGCACCTGATAACTACTTTGCACAAGATACAAACTTCATTATTGCTCATACTTCAGCAGTTGTAGCACCTGTTAAGTTGGTTGATTATGTAACACACATCAATCCTCCTGGAATTAACGGCACATTAATTGAAGGTCGTATCAGACACGATGCACACGCACTTAAAAACAAAGTTGCTGCAATTTACTTGAACACAGCAGGAGCAAAACCAAGCGGAGCAACTGGAACAGGAGTGTAGCGTATGGCGAAATTCTTAACAAAAGTAGGCTTGTTGCTTGAAACAAACGACAAAGACAAAATAGAATGCTACAAGGCAAAAGGTTTAAAGGAAATAACCGAAGAACCAAAACCGATACAAGATGTAGAAGTTGCAGATGATTTTGTTGTAAAACCTGCTAAAAAGAAAAAGGTTACTAAAAAGGGGGTTTAATGCCCCCTTTCCTTTTTAATGAGGGTTTATGAAAGAATTAATTATTTTTGGGCGTAGTCCGTTTATTAATGAATTAAAACTACAAAACATTGATTATGACAGATTTGATGTTTGTTGTATAAATTACCCGATACCGAATATCAGAGTGCATTATGTAGTAAGTGCGGATGCGTGGGTTAAGCCTGTATTAGCACCGAAAACGGAATGGATAAGCGAGAATACCGGCTGGGAGTTTAAAAAAACCGACAAGATTATACAAAAAGAGGGTTGTTTATCGTGGCGGATATATTCAAGCAGTTTGGCGGTTAATTTTGCTATATTAAGAGGTTATAAAAAGATTTATATTGCAGGCGTGGACTTGATAGAGGATGACAAGCCATTTATACATTATGACGGTGTAGTAAATAACCGAAAAGCAAGTGCAAGCGGTTGCAGAATGGAAAAAGAGTATATTATAGAATTGATGAATACATATAAAGTGGAGTTATTTCAAGTTAATCCAAAAGCAAAATGGTTAAAATATGATAAATGCATTTTTTAATATTGATAACAATTATATAAATCAATGTAAGGCGGTTATGCGGTCAATTAAGGCACATACAAAGTCGGATGTATGTTTTTATATTGTCGGAGTAAATAAACGGCATTTTGGGGGGCTTAATGTTGTCTGTTTGGATGCTCCTGATATTTCAATAATAAAAAGAAACACAAATTATAGGCATATAACTACATCTGCCGTTTACAGATTGTTTGCACCATTTATATTGCCTTGCGATAAGGTTATTTATTTGGATGCCGATACTATTGTTTTAGATAACATCAAAAAATTATGGGAGTTTGAACCTGAATATATTGCAGGAGTTCCAGACCCTATGTATAAATATCAAGCAAGAAAAAACAACTTAAAACACTTGTATATCAATTCAGGTGTTATGGTTATGAACTTAAAGAACTTGCGTAAATTAAACTATATGGAGAGGATAGAAAACACACAAAACGGCGGTTATAATTTGTCATTATTAGACCAAGACATTATAAATATTGCTTTTGGTGATGTAATAGAGCATTTACCGTTGGAATGGAATGTATATAGTAAAATCTATCCCGAAACAACCTATGCTATGATAGAAGCAAGAGAAAATCCGAGCATAATACATTGGTGCGGTAAAGAAAAGCCGTGGAATAGTGATGTATGGCAAGCGGATGAATGGAGAAAATATGACAATTAGTAATTACAGTACAATTAAGGCTTATGTATTAACATTGGGCGGTTTTGAGGATAGTGCAAAGTTAGATTTGCAAATTCAAATGATAATTGATGAGGTTTTGGCGTACTGCTATCGTAAAGATGTACCGCCTTGTATGGAATTACCGCTTGCAGATGTTATTGTAAATGAATTAAATGCAAGAGGATTTAGTGAAAGTGCATTAGGATTTGACGGCAATATTACATCTTATCGTGAGGGCGATATGTCAATAAATTTAGGCTCAGGAACAACGACTATAAACGGCACAACTGCAAAATATGGCGGTAAATTAGAGGGATTTAAGCAAATTATAGGGGCAATAAAATGTTCAGAAACGACAGATGCACAATAAAACGACCGACAAAAACAAATATTAACGGAGAGGTCATTTACTTGCCCGAAACGGTGATTTATTCTGATGTACCTTGTCATTTATCGGTTAAAGCATTAAGCCCTGTAAATCAAAGCGACAGTACCGCCAAAGTGTTATTAGATTATGTGTTGTTTATAGACACAAAGCAAGGTGTTACTATTGAAAAGAATGATGTTATTGAAGTAACGCAGGGCATAAGTGGTAAAACAATAAAATTAAGAGCAGGAGAAAGCCAAAAATACCCTTTGACAATACAAACGCATTGCGAAGTAAACAAGGTGGCATAATGAGTTTATCCTTTAATGACTATGCAAAGAAATTAGAAGAATTAGGTCAAAACGTGCCAAAGATATTTAAGAATGTAGCAAAGCGAGGAGCGGTACATTTTGAGAATACTGCAAAGGAATTAACGGATAAAGAAAATGCAGTTGATACAGGTGCTTACAGACGTAATTGGAACGCAGATGTTATTGAATTAAATGAGGGTGAATACGGCATTGTTTGTATGAACTCAATGGAGTATGCAAGTTTTCTTGAAGATGGTTATGAAATACATAGAAGTCATTTTGTACCATTTGATGTAATGCAAGGTTCACCAAAAACACAAAGTCTTATTGCTTCATTTAAAGCAAAATATCCAAATGCAAAAGGGTTTATAGCAAAGCCAAGAAGATTTAAGGGTTTAAAAATCGGTAGACGTGCAATGGATAATACAGAGGGTTGGTTATTGCTTGAAATTAGAAACGAAATAGAAATTGCAATGGTTCAACAAAAGTATAATGTTTCAAGAAGCCAAGCAAAAGGATATTTAAAGTAATGTCAGATAGTTAAGAGGTTATAATTTTGTTATGGCTATAATAATAGATTTAAAAAATGCAATAAGAGATAATATACACGGTATAGATGCCAATATCAATTTCAATTTTAATGAAATACAAACGGCTGATTATCCGTATATTTTCTTTTACATTCCGTCATACAGATTAGATAAAGCGATAGATGCCGAATACTGGCGTAAACTAACTTTGGTGTGCGTTCTTGAGTATGCGAATAGTGAAGATAACAACCAAACGGCTTTATGGAGTTACGCAGATACTTTAAGCGAAATGGTTAAGGCTATTCCGTTCAAGAATACAAAGTTAAGTGGTAGGAATTTAGAGCAAAAAACGGTTGACGGGGTTTTGCAGTTGACATTTGACTTAGAGTTTTATGTCAAACAGAAAGATACGACCGATTTAATGGAGGAGTTAGATTTGACCTTACAAGAGGCAGGGCGATATATCCATTACAGACGGTGTGGGACTTTCTATACAGGTACAGAACCAATATAAAATAAGGAGATACAAAAATGGTAGCAACACAACCAAAATTTAATGTAGATTTTAAGGAATTAGCAGTATTAGCAATCCAAAGACAAAAAAGGGGTGCAGTAGTTCTAATTCTTGATGATTCTACAAATGCCGATATTTCGGTTATTGAGTACAAGGGCTTTGCGGAAGTTGACAAGGCAGATTGGACAACTGCAAACTACAAGAGAATTAACCTTGCATTTTTAGGCAATCCGAGCAAGGTAATTGTAGTTAAGGTTGATAATTCAAGCGGTGCAACTTTCCAAGATACTTTGGATAGATTAGGCTTGTATAGTAATTATACTTTGGCAATGCCTGAAGCAACAAGTGCAAATATAACAGCAATAAAGAACTACATTAAAAACCAAAGAGAAGCAAACAATTATTCAAGAGCAGTAGTAGCAAATGCAACAAGTCCAGATGCTGATTATATTATTAACTTCAATTCAAGTGGTGCAATCAAAGCAAAAATTGCTGATGAAGCAGAAAACTTTACGGCAGGTGATTGGACTTGCCGTTTAGCAGGTGCTTTAAGCGGTTTGGCTTCAAGCCGTTCATTGACTTATTATGAATTGCCCGAAGTAGTTGAAGCACCTATATCAAGTACACCTGATACAGATGTAGCCGCAGGGAAGTTGATTATTTTACATCAAGACGGTTCATATAAATTTGGCAGAGCGGTTAATTCATTAGTAACATTAACAGACGGGGTAACCGAAGCGTTCCAAAAAATCAGAGTTGTAGATATTATGGACACGATTGCAAATGACATTGTAGCAACTTTCAGATTGTATTATGTAGGTAAATATACTAACAACTTTACTAATAAAAACAGATTTGTTGGTGCAATCAATGCTTATCTGAAACAGTTAGCAGCAGAGGGATTACTTGAAGCAGAAAACGACAACGAAGTTGCAATTTCATACGATAAGCAAAAAGCATACTTGGAAAGCAAGGGTGTTGATACTTCAACAATGACATACATCCAGATATTGAAAGCAAATACCGGCTCTAAAGTATTGTTAGACGGTGTATGTTCACCAACAGATGCAATGGAAGATTTAGATTTAGGAATGTACCTATTCCAAGCATTACAGGCAGAATAATTAAAAGGAGAATAGAAAAATGGCAGACGTAAACGCACAAAATGTTTTAGTAGGTACAGATGCAAAAGTTTTTCTAAACGGTGAAGAATGGGGAACTTTTACAGAACTTACTTTAACAATAACTTATGCTTATGATGATGTTTATATCGGCAGAGATGTGGACAGACAAGCAACAAGCAGAACAGGTGAGGGAACATTGAACGGTCAGGCAACAAATTCAATGACAATTCAAATGTACAACACATTATTAGCTAACCCGAACGCAAGATTTACTATTGAAACAGAGTTGACCAAGATTTCAACAGGTGAAACTGAATCAGGGTCAATCGGTGGCGTAACATTTGAAAGTTTACCGTTACAAAACCTTGTAAAAGGCGAGTTGGTAACAAAAGAATTGAGCTTCCGTTGGATGCCAAGCCAATCATCATTTACACAACTTATTTCCTAGGTAACAAAAGTCCTTTCTCCCCCTTTTTAGGGGGAGTTAAAGGCAAATAAAGAGAAAGGACAGGACTATGGCGAATTTAGACAAACTATTGAGAAAGATTGAGAAAAACAAAGAAACAGAGAACGAAACAAAAACCTACCAGCTAGAAGTTGCAGGAGAAAAGTTTGATGTTCGCACAATGACAAGAAAAGAAAGACGGGATTTTATATATTCACAGGATGCTAATAGTAGTGAATTAAAGGCTGATGATTTGGTTAAAAAGATGAAGCCTTTTATTTATAAGGCGTTAAATTTATCTCAATTAGCAGAAAAAGCCAAAGATGAGGGTTATATAAAATCTTATTATGATGTTGTAGAAGCATTATTTGAACCAATGGAGATATTTGAAATAATTGCTTTTATAATGAAAATAAATAACATAACAGGGGAAGAGCCAAAAGAGGAACTTGAAGATATAAAAAAGTAATAGACGAAAGCGTTGATGCTTTCTTATGTGCTTATATATTTGCAAAAAGTGGAACAGACCCTGAATGGATATTACACAAAACACCAAGAGAAAAGATGTTTTATTTGGCTTCAATAGAACACTTTGAAATTAAAAAGGAAAAATAATTATGGCTACATATAAAGATGTGTTGGTGCTTGTTGATAAAGTATCAGAACCATTAAGGAAAATACAAAATAACACCGAGAAATTAAGAGATAAGTTTGGCAAGTTGCAAAGCGGAATTAAAAAAATCGGTGGAGTTATGGCAACTGTCGGAAGTGCCGTAGGTGTTTTAGGTGGTGCAATATTAAGGGCATCAAACCAATACGCCGAAATGGGCGATAGAATAGACAAAATGAGCCAAAAAATAGGTATGTCAACACAATCGTTTCAGGAATGGGATTATATATTAAGCCAAAATGGTGGTAACATTGAAAACCTGCAAATGGGTTTTAAAACATTAACTAACCAAATATCAATGGCTGGCAAAGGTAGCAAAGAAAGCGTTGCTATGTTTAAGCGACTTGGAGTAAGCATTAAAGACAACAATGGTAATTTAAGAAAACAGGATGATGTATTTAATGATACAATTACAGCTTTGCAAAAAATGGGCGAAACTACAGAACGAGATGCAATAGGTCAAAAATTATTGGGTAGGTCTTTTGTAGAAATGAAACCTTTATTAAATCAAACGGCAGAATCCGTAGATGAATTAAGAAAAAAAGCAAATGATATGGGCTTAATTTTATCAAAAGAAGATGTTGATAATGCAAAAAATTATAAAGATACAATGGACACATTTACAAGGTTCTTCCAAGCGAAATTTGGTACAGTAATGATGAAGTTGATGCCTAGTTTTTCAAAAGCATTGGAAGAAATTATTGCTTTTTCACAAGAAAACCAAGAAGTATTTAATGATATGGGAATGGCTTTTAATTTTATTGTAACAAAGGCTTTGCCTACAGTTTTAAAAGCTGTATTTGGACTTGCTAACGCATTAAGAGGTTTAGGCGGCATAATAGGAAACATTTTAGGTTATATTTTATCGATACCGACAAACATACAAACAGCTTTTATAAATGCTCAAAATATTGTTTTAAGGGTATTTATAGCACTTAAAAGAAGTATCGGGGATGCAATACAGTATATTGTTGAACGGCTTGCAAAAATGCTTCAAACTATCGGGGCAATAGCGGGAAAAATACCCGGATTAAGAGGTTTAGGTGATGCAATTACAGATATTGGCGGCAAAATTACAAATAACTCCGTAAGGCAAACGCAAAATAATACTACAACTAATAATTCCGTAGTAAATAACTATAATTACGGCAATCCCCAAAGAAACGCAATAGGTGGAATGTTACAACCTGCTTATGTAAGATAGACGGTTTTATAAAAGGTTAAAATATAACTATGGCTAAAAGATTATACATACAACTTTATAATGCTAATTCGGGGGAGAGCATAACATTCCCGATAAATCCCGAAAGTATAGATTTACCAAAAGAACAAAGCATTGAAACATATAATATATTAAACTTTGGAGAAGTGCCTGTTAGGGGTAACAGGACTTTACAAAGAATCAATTTAAGCGGCATATTGCCGTCAGAGGACAGCGTTTTTGCTATGCTTGCATCATTAGTTAAGCAGTTAGAATTTAAACCTTATTCATTGGAAGAAACAAACGCAATGCTTGAAAATTGGCTTGAAAACGGGGATGTGATTAGGGTTATTATTGCAGGGAGATTAAATAAAGAGTTCATAATTGAACGCCATACACCAACCATTCGAGAGTTTACGGAAAATGAAACGTATTCTCTTGATTTGGTTGAGTATCGGATGCCTGCACCCAAAACAATTGTATTGCCAAACAATTTAGGCAGCAGCAAATTAGTACAATTAAAAGAAAGAGTTATGAAAAAATATGTACCGGCACAATTAACGGGGAAAGTAGGACAAACAATATACAAAGTTGCTAAACTAACTTATGGCGGTAGGTTTAAAGAACTTATGGACAAAAACGGTTTAACAAGTGCAAATTTAGATATTGCAGGGAAAACGATTGAGATGTTACCATTATGATATTGATTGATGATGTTGAAATATTAACGGTATTAGACGGAATGACTTTTAGCGGTGCAAAAGATGTTATAACTAGGCAATTGTCATTTAGTTTTTTATGTAACCCGCTAAAAAAAGAAATACCGCTTTATAAAGTTAGTGTAGGTTCAAAAGTTGAATGGAAAGAAGACAATAAAACTTTATTTTTGGGATATGTAGAAGAATTGCCATATAATACGGATGAGGACACTATTACATTGACTTGTCAGGATTTAATGACAAGGCTTGTGAGGTCAACATTTATAGGTAGAATGCAGGGAACATTAACCGAATTAGCAAACAATATTTGCGGTACATTTGGGATAAAAAACGGTATTGAGTCAGATAATACACACGTTCATAATATTGTATCAACGGGTGATTTGACATATTACGATGTTTTAAAAATTGCTTGTGATAGTATGTTCGACAAGTACACACTTTATATGCAAGGCGATACATTAACGCTGATAACAAATGAACAAGAGCCTGTAAATGAGTTCAGTATTGGAGTAAATATAAGAGGCTCACAATTTAGGCAAAGTATATCAGATATGGTAACAAGAGTTCTTGTTATTGACAACGAGGGGAATGTATTAGATGCAGTTGAAAATACAGAGGATTTGCAAAAATACGGTTTATTTCAGGCAACATATAACTATTCAGAGGATAGTAAGAACAACCTAGCAGATGCAAGAAAATTATTACAAGGGGTAAAAAATGAGGGAACAATTTTATGTAACAATGATAACGCTTGTATTAGTGGAAAATATATTAAAATCAATGAACCTGTAAATGGTTTTAAGGGAATATTTGAAATAACATCCGATAATCATATTATAAGCAACAATTCTGAAATGACATTGGAGGTTGAGTATGTCAGGGCAGGGTAAATTTTGGCAAGACGTTGATAAACGAGCAAAAAAAACCAATTCTTCGGCTGTTAGCGTGGGCGTGGTTAAGACTTTAAAGCCGTTTAGTATAAATTATAATGGAGTTATATTAAGTTACGCTAACGGTGATACTATATTTGTCAATCATTTAATGCTTGATGATAATATTAACCTTGATGTTGGTTCAATGGACAGTCCGCAAAATATAACAGGAATGAACCCACAGCCGTTAATATCTATAACTCCGACACCAAGTGCAGATTATACGGCAGAAATAAGCGGAACACAAAAACAATTTGTTACTGATTTTTATACTTGGAGTAAGTCGGTTCACGACAGATTTATACTACATATAGGGGATTATATTGCAGTTCAAAAGTTAGGCAATAATACCTACATTGTATTAGATAAATTGCAGAAAGTAGAAAATGAGCAGTAATTACGCTTTTATACCGAATACATTAACGGAAGTAACGGACATACAGACAACGGCTGAATTGCCTATATTTCGTGAGTTGGCTTTTGATTTTGAAACAGGGCAATTAAAGACAAGAGGCGGACAATATTATTATGTTGAAAAGAATGAGGCTATTAAGGTATGGATTTATAAGGCGTTGTTTGCGAGCCGTTATACATATTTGGCATATAGTACAAATTATGGAAACGAAATTTATACATTAGTAGGGCGGTATTTAGACAGAGAAATATTATTGTCTGAATTACGCAGGATGATTGAAGAAGCGTTACTATGTAATCCGTATATTATAAGCCTTACTGATTTTGATATTACTCAAAATGGCAGTAAGGTAACTTGTAATTTCAGCGTAAATACGGTTTACGGCAGTGTGGCACAAGCATATAATTACGAGGTTTAAAATGAGTACACAAGATGACATTATACAAAGAATAAACGGCAGATTGACAATCCCAGCAAACTTGTTAGAGGGTGGATTTAGTCAGGATATTATCGGTTCGGTTGCTTATGAGTTGGCAAATATTACCGATACGGAAATAAACGGACTTATTGAGAAAAGTTTTGTTACGACTGCACCAACAATGGAAGATTTAACAAGGGTAGCGGCTGATTATGGCTTTGAACCGAGAACAAAAACGCAAGCGGTTGTTTATTTAGAAATAACAGGTAATAACGGTGCGGTAGTCAATAATTCTGTTAAGGCAGTATATGAAAATTTAATATTTACGGTGCAAGAGTACGGAGTTATCGGTTCAAGTGGTAAGATAACGGTAAAGGCTCAATGCGAAACGGCAGGGAGTATCGGGAATGTACCTGCAAATAGTATTACAGAATTTTTGACTGTTTATGATGGATTAACTGCGGTTAATAATCCGAGTGCGGCTTATGACGGTTTTGATGATGAGGATTTAGAAACATTCAGAGCAAGATTGTTGGCGTATTTAAAAGAGGATGCTGCAAATTGTAATAAGGCACAATACAGACAATGGGCGTTAAGTGTAAGTGGTGTAAAGACGGCAGTCGTTCAAGGTGCAGATGAAGTCGGTGCAGGTAACGTAGCGGTTTATATTGCAAGTGAAAGCGGAACTGTAACGTTAGATTTAATTGAGGCGGTTAAGGATTATATTGAAGAAAGACAGTTTATAAATGCAAATTTAATAGTTCAGAGTTTGAATTATATGGATATTGATACAGAGGCAACGATAGTATTAAAATCAGGCTACACATTGGCAGATGTTATTCAGGAATATTCATTGGCACTTGCGGAATATTTAGAAAATGCCGTAAATATTGTTTCATATTTTAAGGCAAGTGATTTGTTATTTGCTTGTAGCGGTGTTCAGGATGTAACAGATTTCAGTTTAAACGGTGGAACTGATAGCATAGATATTGATGAAACAGATTACCCTGTTGTCGGGGAGGTGGACATTGATACTTAATGATATTGAACATTTGCCAAAGGTTGTAACGGATATTGACGGGATAAGAGATGTATTGTTGGCTATTGAACCAGAATTACTACTTATTAGAACAGATTTATCCGATTTATTAAAAGAGTTGTATGTAAAGACAACAACGGCATTTATAACACGCTGGGAGCGTGATTTCGGGTTAAGTTATGATGCTTCGTTGACTTTGGAACAAAGACGGCAAAGAATATTAAATAAGTTAGCAAGAAAAAAAGTTTTAAACTGGGAAAATTTAAGGCTTTTGGTTAAAAACAATTTAGCAGAAAATACGCAGTTTTATATTGTAAACCAAGCGAGCCAGTATCATTTTACTATATTAGTTGTTGATGCTGATTTTACGGGGTTATATCAGGTAATAGATGATGCAAAACCTGCATACTTAACGTTTGATATTGATATTACTGATTTATTAAGGCGATGTGGCACTTTTGTTTGTGGCACAAATCCGCTTTAATAAAATGCTATATTATTATAAAGGAGATTTAAAAATGACATATTCAAAAAATGTATGGAAAGACCAAGATGTTCAAAGACCGAGAACGTATGAAGTTATCAATAACCAAGACGGCTCAATTACATTGAACGATAGTTTCGGGGTAGTAACGGAAATTGGAACACCTGTCAATGCTACAAATATGAACCACATTGAAGATGGTATAGCAGACAATGATACGGCTATAACTACAATTAATAGTAAAATCCCGAACAATGCAAGTTCTGTAAACAAAATGATTACGCAAGAAGATGTTGCACCCAAATTTCACGCTTTAAAATCCTATTCAGACAACGGGGAGTTATTGACGGATGCAGAGGGTTTAGAGGATGTTAAGGGATATGCCCATTCTACCTTTGACCGCAGTAAGTTTGCTATGAGCGGTGCGACTTTTTATACAAAGAGTGCAACACCGTCCATCACTAACAATGGCATTTTTACCAATGCAACTACAACGGATTACATAAGATATAACGTAGGTTCTTTACCGACAACTTGGGGTGTTAAAATCAAAGGTAAAGTCCCTTCAACACTTCCTGTATCATCATCAAATACACTTCTTACAGTTAAAGACAGTATAGATGGTAACATCTTGGTTGCTGTAAGAATGGATGGTAATACATCTTACTTGATTCTTGGTTATAGGAATTCGGACGGAACTTATTCAATTAGCAAATATCCGTCTAGCGGTAGCTTAGTGGCTAATTCTGATTGTTTAGCAGAGGTTCAGGGTAATGGCAGTAATATAGTCATTAAAATTAACGGTGAAACTATTGTAAACGGAAATGATTTAAATACATCATCCAACATACAGTTTTTTGAGTTCGGCTCCACAAGCGGCGGCTACAACCCCTGGACAGGAAGTGTGGATTTAAAATATGCGGAAGTTGATATTAACGGGAGTGTTTATACAGGCAACAAAACAGGCATAGATACGATTAAGCCTGATGATTATTCTGTAGTAGGTACACCGACTATTACGGATGATGGGATTGCAAGTGGGTTTAGTAGAGGTTTTGTTAAATTTCCATTTACATTAAGCACTTTTAATGAAATTGTAATTGAAATTTCAAAAGATGCAAACAGTACAGGTATGATGTTTTCAACCGATACTCAAAAATTAATGATATGGCAGACATCGACTAATAAAGTTCAGTTTTCTTGGCGAGAAGTAAATAGCACAACAAATGTTATAGTCGAAAACTTTACTGTAAGTGCAGATGCTCAATTATATAAATTTGTATTGACATCGACAACTTTATCATTATACTGTGATGGAGTATTAAATGAAATAAGAACCGTTACTACAACAGGGTTAGCTTATACTTTTACTTATGGTATTATAGGAAACTATCATCCGACTACTATTGATAATTTTGCATTCACTGGTTCTATCGACCTCAACGCATTAAAAATCTACGTTGACGGCAACTTGGTTTATCAACCTTGCTTAAAGATACCGTATACAAAAGGTTCAGAGCAATACGGCGGAAAGTATGTCAATGCTCAATATTTGCCGAGAGTAAAAGATGCGTATGAACAGGGGCTTGCAAATGATTACTTCACATTAGACGAGGTAAACGGTACATACACCCTGCCTATGGGCAATTTGTACGGGATGATTGAAAAATTAAACCAACTTGCAAAGGATGAAATAGGTTTACCAAAAGCCACATTGTCAAACACTTTGAATGATAATGAAATATGGCTTGAGGGTGCGGAAGTATCAAAAGTTACTTATGCAAAACTATACGCAATATACGGTGATGATTACGGTATACCGTCAGACAGTGCAAACTTTGTATTACCTGATTTCAGGGATAGAGTAATGCAGGGTATCGGTAGCGGTGGAACTTTTGGCTATATATCCGCAGGCTTGCCGAACATTAAAGGTACAACAACAAAAACTGGTATTGGTATCAATGGAACGGCAGGAACATTTACAGGGGCATTTACAAATTCTGTATCAGGTACGGGAAATGATGTGCAAGGTGGCTCTGATAATACACAAGGATTTTTTAATGGGCAGTTAAAATTTAATGCGAATAACTCAAATTCAATTTACAAAGATAGTGTAACGACCGTTCAACCGCCTGCAATTAAAGTAAGATTTAAGACAAGATTTCAATAATAGGAGAAAACTATGGAAAACGAAGAAATTTTAATCAACGACACAGAACCAACGGAAGCACCAACACCTGAACCGTTTGAAATACCTTATGTCTATAATTATTCAACAGAAACAAAGGAATATATCGGGAAACAACAGGCGGACAAAAACCCTGCTGAAAGTATTGCAAAAGGCAAGTTTATACCGCTTGTTCCTGCAAATGCTACATTACTTGAACCGCCTACTGTAGAAGAAAACCAGATACAAGTTTATTCAAAAGAAATAGAAACACACGAAGAACCTTATGAAGTAATTGATGAAGAAACTGGTGAAAGTCATACTGAATATAAAACTATAACAGAAGTAATCGAAAAATGGGATATTGAGCCAGATTACCGTAAAAACTTTGTAAAAGTTGATGAGGCTTTTAATGTTTTTGAAATTGACACTATCGGCGAACAAACAGGCTTTTTTGTAGTAACAAAGGAAGTCGGGGCAGAAATTGAAGAAAACCCTGATATGTTTAAAATTGTGGATAATGAAATTGTCAAGAAATCCAAAAAAGAGTATGACAAAGAACAAGAAGAAAAAAGGGAACAAGCATTTAAACAGGCTTTTTTTATTACATCACTGGGTTATGTCCGTAGAAGTGTAACAATGGCAGACGGTACAAAAAAAGACTTTTTGAGTGATTTATTGCCTGTTATATCTATGGGAGTTCAAAGCGGAACGGAAGTACATATTTTGACTTACGAAGAACCGCCATTTGATGAAGATATAACTGATTGGACTGAATACCAAAAACAAGTTACGGTAACACCGCAATTTATACAAGAATGTTTCTTGCAATTGAGCAATGATTTTTTACCAATAAATGAGGAATAAAATGCAAATACCACCTTTAAGACATCCAAGCCCGAACCCTAAACCTAAACCTATAACCTTTGGTATTTTAAAAGGGTATAGAAAAACCGCTTACGGTCAATATATGTGGGGGAAATATAAAGGCTATAAAATAGAAGTATTTGATGCAACTAAAAAAGACGGGCAAAAATTGCAGTATGTTTCAGACAATTTGTTACGGTGGGTAAAGTCAAAACTAACGTATATACAAAACGGCATAAAAAAAATAAATAGGAGTGAAGCAAAATGATTTTCAAATGGATTGAAAAATGGGCATTACGTAGATTATTAAAAAGAGTTGCAGAGGGTATTCCCGTTGCACAGGACAGACTTGCAGAAATTTGGAAAGAGCATAAAGATGAAATTTTGGAAAAGGTTACAGAAAACATCAAAAAAACCATTAAGAACATTCTTACAAAAGCGTTGGAAAAACAGGGAATCAAAATTCTGCATACTTCCGACAATTAAAGGCTTCATTTTTGGGTTAAATATAAAATTTTAGGGCAGTACCTCCTTTTATAACTCCACTTATGTATGATGTTGTTCTTACTGCCCTTTTGTTTTTTTTAAGGGGAAATTATGATTATTTGGTGTAATAAACCTGAATTATTTATAACAAGCGATAAAGAACCAAAAACGGCAGTTAGAAAGCCGTTGCCGAGTGATACAATACAAGAACGTGAAGATAAAAAAGCAAAACCGTATCTGAATAAGATTGAAGTTACATTTACGGTTAATTACTTGGGAACGGTTTATGTGATAGATATTCCGAGAGGGTACACTTGGAACGGTACAAACTGTTTAGGATTACAATATAATCCGAAGTTATTGACCGCTTCAATGTGCCACGATTTCTTATGTGAAAGACATTATGTAGTAGCAGACGACAGGCAATTATCCTCAATGATATTCAGAGAATTAGGGATAGCAAGCGGAGTAAATAAGCCGTTTATGTGGCTTGCTTATCATTGTGTTGATAATTTTCAAAAAGTATTCGGCAGAGATTTAAAGGGTAGAAAGTGGCAATAACAACAAGAAAATTATTAAAATTTTATAGTAAGGACAAAGACGGCAGGATAGCATTACGAAAGTTATTTAAGCAAGCAAAAGAAAATAACGACATTACGGATGAGGAATATTGGCTATTGATTTATGCTTATGCGGAGTGTAGAATGGTAGAAAATACTTGTGCAAAATTAGGGATGTGCAGAGCGACTTATGCTTCGCATTTGAATATTGCACTTTTGAAAATGGATTATATTATTAAAAAATTAAATAAAATTTAAACTTTTTTCATAATAATTTAAACTTTTTTGTTCTTACACCCTCTTATACTTTTATGTATAGGAGGTTTTTTTATGAATTATCCAATGTATCAAAATCCGTATTATATGCCGTACAATCCGTATCAAATAACGCCTTTTGTTAATGCGATGCAACAGGCATACAATACGCAACAAGTACAACAACCACAACAAACACAACAACAGGTTCAACAACCGCAACAGGCACAACAGACAATAACAACTCAACCGCCTATTATGCAACCACAAGCATTTATAGGTAGTAAAATTATGCCTGTTACAAACAAGGAAGAAGCAACAGTTGCACCAGTTGATTTGGTTCAAGGTACACCGTCATTTTTCTTCAACAAAAGTAACGGTGAGATTTACTTAAAACAGTTTGATGTACCGACAGGAACGGCAATATTCAAAGTTTATAGTGAAACGGTACAACCGAAAGAAGTAAAACAAGAGGAAGTAAAACAAGTTGATTATACAAGAGAATTTCAGTATATCAGCGAGGGCATCGACAATTTGCATAGAATGATTGCAAACTTGCAGAACCAAAGACAATACCCTGTAAATATTGAAAAGGTTGAAAGTGAAGTGATAGATGTTCAACCTGATCCGATAGAAGAAAAGACATATAAAACAAAGAAAAGAGGTCAATAGATGAACCCATTACAGATGTTAGGTGCTTTACAAAAAGCGAAAAATCCTATGGGATTATTAAATCAACTAGCTGGACAAAATCCACAACTTAAAAGAGTTATGGAAGTAATGAACGGTAAATCTCCCCAAGAGTTAAAAGCATACGTTCAGAACGTGGCAAAAACTCAAGGGGTTGACCTCAATCAATTAGCCAATAAATTAGGCTTACAACTTCCGCAATAGGCATTGCGTGTATTTATCCGTAGCAATACGAGAAACGGTATTACACAAGAAGAAAAGGAGAAAAAACTATGGCTATGGACAGTGGCTCAATGTCGCCTGCTGATGTTGCGGCAGTTGTTGACAATCGTGGTGGTTACGGATACGGTTATCCTGTAATGCCAATGTACCCCGCTTTTGGCGGTTTTGGTGGAGGTTATGGAAATAACTTCGGCGGTGATTTTATTTGGATTATTTTATTACTTGCCTTATTCGGTGGCTGGGGCGGTGGCTTCGGCGGATTTGGTGGCTTCGGTGGAAATGTAACTACTGATAGTGGCTTAATCGGGTACGCATTAGGGAATAATGCAACAAAAGGCGATTTGACAAGCGTACAGACTGCAAGCAAATTAGACAGCATTTCATCCCAAGTTAGTAACGGGTTTGCCAACACAGCAACACAGTTATGCAACGGATTTTCAGATGTACAGGCTGCAATTGCTAATGGAGCGTATAACATCAATACAGGACTTCTTACAGGCTTTGCAAATACTAACTTAAACGCTTGCCAAAATACAAATGCTATCACAAGTGCAATAGATAATTCAAGATTTGCACAGCAACAATGCTGCTGCGATATCAAGACTGCTATTGCAAATTCTGATAACTTAAACTTCAGAAACACTTGTGCTATTGAAAATATGATACAGGCACAAACTACTGCAATGAAAGAAGACGGAGAAAAAACAAGAAGTCTGATTATTGCTAACAAAATTGAAGAACTTGAAAGACAGTTAGCACAAAAAGACAGAGATTTATTGAATGCTCGTTTTGATGCTTCACAAATTCAGCAAACTGCTCAAATAAAAGCAGGTCAGGTCGCAGAAATTGATGCTTTGTATAACAGACTTTCTCAATGTCCTGTTCCTACAATGCCTGTTTATGGTATGACACCGATATTTACTTGCAACGGTTGGAACAATAGCGGATGCGGATGCGGAAGCCAATTTGTTCAGTAATTTTGTTAAGTGGTAGGGGTTTTAATACCCTTACCGCTTTTTGAAGCATAGTTAAACACAAGGAAAAGGAAAAATAAAAATGGCTTGTAATTGTAATAGTAATTGCACAGGCAGCCGCTTTGTGCATAGAGTAATAACTGCAACGGCAGGAACAAGTTTTGAACTTGTAACAACCAATTCAGACAGTATAAACGATAAAGACCCTTATTATTTCAGAGCAAATGCAAGGTTTATAAATAATTTGCCTACTACTGCATTGCCTGTAACGGTGGAAGTTGCAGGAACGCAAGTGCCACTACAAAATAAATATGGCGTTCAAATTTTAAGTAGTGCAATCCCACGCAAAGCGTTTGGGTATTATTCAGAAGAAACAACACCGCACGTTATTTTAGTTAATACGCCTGAAACGGTAACAATTCAATAGGAGAAAATAAAAATGTATAACGAATATAACAGATATGACGATTATGACCGCCATATACGAGATGAAAGAATGTATAGAGATGCTGTAAGCCATTTGCGTTGGAATAACGGCAAAGGGAACGGTGAACGCTGGAAGATTGAGGATTTAATGAACTCAAATGATATTGACTTCAATCAAGAAAGATTTACACCGTACGATTACGCTTATATGGTAAACGCAAATTATGCAGATTACGGCAAACTATCAGATAAACAGGATTATTATAAACAAATGGCAAAAGATGATTTGCATAATGACAGTTTCCCTGAACGTGGTGAAGAACGTGCTTATTATGATGCAATGCGTAGGTCAAACCGTTATTATAACAGATACGATGAACCTGTAAGATATGAATACAATAACCGTTATAATTACGGCAATACTTATGGTTACAATAACAGACATTATAATGAACGCAACTCTTACGGTGACAGAGATAATGACGGAAGATATAACGAGGGGAGATAATCCCCTTGTTTATCGAAAGACCGAAAGAACTATTTAAACATTGCATTATAAAACCGTTAGAACAAGAGGGAATAATAACACGCATAAGATACGACAGATGCGGAGCCGAATTATTGGTTAGATATTACACTTTTGGAACGGTTATGCACAACTGGTTTTATGATTTCGAGTTAGAACTCAAAGAACCAAAAGAACGTAGCAAAGAATTTTTTAAGGATTACTAAAATGCACGATAAACTAAACAAAATACGGAAAGAAAATCCAAACTTTGATAGAGAACTTGTAAACAGTTTTGCAAAGAATATGCCTGATTTATTGTCTATATTGATTGACGGCAAAATGTATGATAACCACATAGGCAGTAAAGACGTTGCTATGCTTGCAGAGCAGTTTATTACAGATGAAAAAGGCAATCACATTGGCTTTTACTGGGATTATGAAACGGTTATTGATGCAGCCAAAAACTTTGTAGATTTAAACGAAACGGAATATTATCCGGCTGATGTTTGGGTATGGCTGAATGTCAAATATGCCGACTTTTTAGGGACAGGTGCAAATACTGAAACAATAGTTAAATATGCACTCAATGAGTTATCAGACTTGGACTTTCCTTTTTACCCTGCAAGCCAAAAAGCGTATTGCTGGTTAAAAAAACATATAGAAAATAAATCATAAACCCCTCCTCCCAAAAACTCCCGACAAGGTAGCCTGAACGGTTGCCTTGTTTTTTGGTTGCAAATAATTATTAAGAATTATTACAATTATTTAATCAATTGGTTGCAAAAAATTATTTTATGTGTAATAATAAGAATGTAAGAACAAAAGGAGTGGATGAATGGGTATTGGACAATTAGTTTTAAATCTTAAAGAAAACAATGAGGATTTTGAGTTTTATCCGACATCAAAAGAGATGATTAAACCTATTTATGACCGATTAAATAGAAGTATTGATGTTTTGGATATAGGTGCAGGAACTTGTAATTTTAAAAAATACTTTGAAGAATTTGCAAATGAACAAGACCGTATATATTGTGAAAAAGAAAATATGTTTAGAAATTCTTATATAGACGGAAAAGGTTATAATTATGATTTGCGACCTTCAAGAGATGAACAAGGTAAACATATAAAAAAATATTATGTAATAGAAAAATCCCAAACTTTAATAAATAAATTTGACAAAGATGTAATTGTTTTAGGTACAGATTTTTATAATACATTATTAATAGATAAAAAAGCAGATATTTATTTTTGTAATCCGCCATATAGTCAATTTGATAATTGGACTATTGAAATATTAAAGAATGGTAATTTTAAGCAAGCGTATTTAATTATTCCTGAAAGATGGAAAAATAATCAAATAATTAATAATATAATTGAACAATTTAATATTGAATATACTATTTTAGGAAGCTTTGATTTTTTAAATGCAGAACGACAAGCAAGAGCAAAAGTTGATGTGATTGAATTTGATAAACAATTTGATAGATATAAAGATTTAGAAGATTTTAATAAAAATGCTTTTAATTTTTGGTTTGACGAAACTTTTAAAATGCGTAATAGTGAGAATGATAATAAATATGAATATGAAATAGAGCGAGAAAAAAAAGAAAATATTAAAAATGAATTAATTGGATGCAAAACAAAAGGTGATTTTTTGGTAAACTCCTATAATGCAGAACAAATGAAATTATTTGAGCAATTTAAAGCAATTTGTAGTTTAGATGTAGAAACATTAGAAACAATAGGAGTTAAAAAAGAAGCAATAAAAGAAGCAATAAAACAAAAAATTAAAACTTTAAAAACAAGATATTGGAAAATTGTTTTTGATGAATTTAGCGAAATTACAGATAGATTAACAAGTGAAACAAGAAATGATTTATTTGAGAGATTTAAAGAATTACAAACAGTTGATTTTACACTTGAAAATATATATCCTTTAATTTTATGGGTAATAAAAAATGCAAATACTTATTACAATGACCAATTAATATTATTTTTTAAAAAATTATCAAGTCCTGATAATATAAAACAATATAAAAGCAACAAAAAGGTTTTTGAACGTGATGAATGGCGACATAGTACATTTAAACACCCTGATAAAATAAGTCATTATACACTTGATTATAGAATTATTATGTCAAGTCCTTTTGAAACAGATTGGCACGGTAATTTTGATGGATTAAAATTTGGTAATAAAGAAGCATTAAAGGATATTTTAACAATAGCAAAAAATTTAGGATTTAAAGTCGGAGAATGTATTTTACCTAATTCTTTTGGACAAAAAGTAACAATATATTATGCTGATAATAATAAAACATTTATGGAATATAGAGCATATAAAAATGGTAATATGCATGTTAAATTTGATATTGAATTTGCAAAGGCTATGAATGTAGAAGTCAGCCGTTTACTTGGTTGGATTAGAAGTAAAGAAGATATACAAAAAGAGTTTACAGACGAAATGTCAAAAGGTGCAGAAAAATACTTTAAATCAAATTATACTTGCATAGGTGAAAATACTATTAAATTATTAACAACAAAATCTGAATAAACAGAAAGTGAGGCGTAATGGCAAAAGTTGGCAGACCGAAAGGCAGTACAAAACCGCCTACTGTTTCGTATCATAGGCGAGTACGCCCTGAATGGGTTGAAGTATTAGATAAAGTGTTAAAGGAATTAAAAGCAAAATGCAAATAGAATTTACAATTGAGGGCAAAGTTAAGCCAAAGCAGTCATTTAGATACACACGATTTGGGCATAAATACACGCCAAGAGATGTAAAGCAATACGCAAGGGATATACAATATTCTTTTTATGCAAAATATCCGAAATGGTTGCCAAGTATGTTTTTTGAAAAACCGTTAAGGGCAGAAATTGAAGTTTATAAACAAATGCCAAAGAGTTTTAGTAAAACAAAAAAGCAGAGGGCAATAGCAGGCGAAATTAGACCATTAACTCGTGGAGATGTTGATAACTACTCAAAAGGAATTTTGGATGCCTTAAACGGCATTGTGTACCCTGATGATAAACAAATAGTAGAATTATCTGTTAAAAAGTTTTATTCAGAAACAGAGTTTGTAAAAGTAAGAATTGAGGAAATAAAATGTTAGATATTAAAGATATAGAAAACAAAATAATTAATGCTGATTGTATGGACATATTAAAACAGTTGCCTGATAAGTGTATTGATTTGGTGCTGACAGACCCACCGTATGGGATAAAAATGGCAAAAAATACAAATATATGCTCAAAAATAGATTATTATGGGAAAAACCGAAAAGGGTTTTATACAAAAGAATTACACAAACAAAAACAATGGGATAATAAACGACCGAATAAACAATATTTTGATGAAATTGTAAGAGTTTCAAAAAATCAAATAATATTCGGAGGGAATTATTTTGCTGATTATTTACCGCCAACAAGAGGGTGGATATTTTGGGATAAAAAAGAACATCCTACACAGGGGCAAAATTTTGCAGACGGCGAACTCGCTTATACTTCTTTTGATAAAAATTTAAAAAAGTATGTATATGGATGGATTGGGCTTGATTATGTCAATAACTCAAAAGAGGATAAAAAGAAGCACCCTACCCAAAAACCCTTAAAACTATTTGAAATGATATTAAGAGATTATTCAAACGAAAACGACCTTGTCCTTGATTGTTTTTCAGGTTCAGGTACAACGGCGGTCGCTTGTCATAATCTCAAAAGACGGTTTATTTGTATAGAAAAAGACAAAGATTATTGGCAGGCAAGTGTAGAACGATTAAAAAATGCACAAGCACAGTTAAAATTATTTTAGGCAATTCTTAACGCCAATATTTTTTTATAGTATTATAAACCTATGAAAAGGACTACACGCAAAAGCAGTTCAAAAAGTAGTAGCAAAAAGGTAAAATACAAGTTTGATACTAAAAGCAATGTGATAATGACTGATAAGCACAAACATAGTAAAGTCAATATCATATCAGATGAAAAAGAACCGTTTTTTAAATATGAATTTCAGGACAAGGAGCAATAATGGAAGCATACACAATAAATTTATATCCGATATTCAAAATATTTTGCATCTTATTTGCAATAGTCGGTGCATACAGTACAATTAACAACTTTATGCACTTGTTGGCACGATTTGGTAAAGATAAGTTGGATAACAAAAAGGATATACACGCTAAGGATTGCGATACTGATGTAATGCAGGATTTGATACAAAAATATCCGAATGTGCAGAAAGAATTTATGCTATTGCCTGAACGTGAGCAGAACATTGAAAACAATCAAGAAATACACGAAATAAACCAAAAGATTGAGTCATTTGAGAATAATTTAGATAAAATAGAGTTTTTATTAAGCAGATTAAATATTCAGCAAAGTATGACATTGGATGAGGTGAAAAGCAAAAAGTGAATTATGACTTGCATACAATAATTATCACTTTGATTTCGAGTGTAACGGGAGGGGGTTTAGGTAGTTACATTATGAGGCTAATAATGAAGAACGAAGCAAAGGAAGCACTTAAACCCGAATTAGAAAAAATTGAACAGGAATTACAGGACATAAAAGCAGATTATGTCACTTGTCAGGTATGCAGTTCAAAGCATTCAAGCGTTGATACTATATTAACGGATATGAACCACAAACTTGACATACTAATTGAAAACGCAATCAAAAAAAGCAAATAGGCTATTTCTAATCAGAAAACTCATAATTTCAATACTCCGTTTGGAGTATTTTTTTTTATTAAGTTTTATAAAGGTATTGACAAAAATAAATTTAGTTATATAATGTTTCTTGTAAGAACAAATTAAATAGTAAGAAAAAGCAAGTGTTCCTTGCTTGTAATTTTTTACTTATAGGAGAAAAGAAAATGGATTTTATGAGTTTACATTTATTAAAGATGCAGGAATTGAGAGAGTACAGAGCAACAAGAAAAAAGGCTAACAAGATAGCAAATATATTGATTGTTTGTATTCTGTTGTTATGTGGTTTGGTTATTTGGTTAAGATTGATTGGAGGTTAATTATGAATTTAGAAAAAGAGTTTGAGATTGCAAAAGCAAAGCACAAGTTTAGGATTTTAGTAAATAAGATGATAAAGTATTTCGAAGTCATTGAAAAAGATGAAGTAAATTTATCGGGGATTTATTACAAAAGCCCAAAGGACAGAGCAATAGAAGAAATTATAAAACTGTTAAAATATGATATGCCGAAGTTTGAAAGTTTATATGAAACGGCATATAAGGAATTAGAAGTATAAAGGAGACAATTATGCAAACTGAATTGATTAGCGATTTTTTCAAAATCATCAAAAGATTAGAAAAGGAACTTTACGACAATGGTATTGAAGTTCCTGCAGAGGTTACACAAATGATAAAAGATTTAGGAGGTAGTGATGAGAAATAATTACGCATTTAGACAGGCACAAGCAGAGTATGAAAGGGAATTATTTGACCCGTATGCAGTTAAGCCAACTCCCGAAGAATTAGAGGATATGGCAGACGAAATCGGCAATATGCAATTTGATGCTTGGCACGAAGAAGGGGAGGATTAGTATGTGCGGATATGACCCTTTTTGGATTTATGACTACATTTTAGACCGTCAATGTGCGGATGAAATGGGGTTTGAAACAGTAGAAGAATTGTGTGAATATATGAGCGAACAAAAGGAGGTGGACATTGGAGATTAAAGACTTAACAGATGCGGAACTTGAACTAATGATACGGGAAACGGAAGAAACTCACGATAGTAGATTAAGAAAGAAACTCATAGAAGAAAGACATAGGAGGTTTAAGTATGAGTAATGTTTTTGAAAAATTACAACAAGCAAGAGTTACATTGCAGAACTCAAAATTGAAGAAATCAGGCAAAAATGCTTACGCAGGATTTTCATATTTTGAATTAGCGGATTTTATCCCGACAGTAAACAATATTTTTAATGATTTAAAGTTGTTTTCAAACTTTTCAATTATTGCAGGGGTTGCAACATTAACGATTATCAATTCAGAAAAACCTGATGAATTAACAACTTTTTCAATGCCAACAACTGAATTAACATTAAAAGGATGCACGCCTATACAAGCGTTAGGGGGCGTGAATACATACTGCCGTAGGTATTTATACCTAAACGCTTTGGAAATCGTTGAAAATGACCTGTTAGACGGCAAGGTTGGAACATTTGAAAAAGAAGAACCGAAAGCAAAAGCAAAAAATATGAATGATGCAAATTTGATTGACGGTTTAAAAACTTGTAATACAATGAATGATTTGAATGCATATTATTACAAGTATGAAAAAGAAGTAAGTGATTTAAAAGAATTTCAGGCGAAATATACCGCAAGAGCAAAAGAATTACAAAATGGAGGTAAATAATGAATTTATATGATTTAGATGATATTCAGCAGGAAAATCAAGAGTTTATTATTGATAGTGATAGCAAGGCAGACTGGGCTTGTAAAGTTATCAGGTCAGAACAGGCAGAGGCGGAAAGACTAATAAACGCTATTGATGAAGAAATTGCGATGCTGAATGAAAAGAAAAAATACTATGCAGAACAATTTGAGAACAAGACGGCATATTTGAAAAGCAAATTGCAGATGTATTTTAGGACAGTAGAAAGTAGAGAATTAAAGACTTGTTACAAGTATAAATTACCGTCGGCAGAACTTGTTTATATGAAACCTGCAGTCAAATATGAACGGGATAACGATAAGATTTTATCGTGGTTGACGGAACATAGTAAATTTGAGTACATCAAGACTAATCCGAGTGTGGATTGGGCGGAACTCAAAAAGGCTGATTTCTTTAAGGAAATTGACGGTGTAACGGAAGTACAAACGGATGCAGAATTTAAAATAAGTTAGGAGGTAGAAAATGACAGAATTTGCAAAAGGAATGAATGTAAAAGTCGTAAAGACAAAATACGGTGAAATTATTAAGGTAGGCATTAAGATTGAAGAAATCGGCGAAAATCCGATAAATGATGATGGTTGGATAAATATTGACATTCTAACAAGCAAGAACGGAAAGAAATATGCCGTAGTTGATACTTATAAACCAAAGAAGCAAGAAACAGACGGTCAGATAATGCAGTTTGAGGATGATGGCTCAATTCCCTTTTAAGGTATTGACAAAAAAACTTACTTGATGTAGAATTGAGTAAAAAGTCGGTCAGAAAATAAGTTTATCTATTGATAACCTCTTTATACAATGACCGACTGTATAAGGGGGTTATCTTTTTTTTAAAAGGAAAGAGAAAATGACAAGACGAATGGTAGATACGGAGATTTGGAAAAAAGACTGGTTTCTTGATTTGTCTATTAAGCAAAAATTACTTGTAAAATTCTTATATGACAACTGCGATTGTGCAGGGGTTTATGAATTATCATATCGGACTTTGAGAAATTGTTTTGATGAAGAAATAACAAAAGACGATTTTGCAGGCATTAAACAAATAAAATTTATTTCAGAAAATAAAATATTCATTGAAGATTTTATACAATTTCAATATGGTGTTAGTATTGATGAACTAAAACCGCATAAAAGTAATGTGCATAAAGGAATTTCAAAAAGTTTAATTAAGAACGGTTTATTAACCCTTAATGAACCCTTAGCCAACCCTTGCTTAAGGGTACTGGATAAGGATAAATATAAGGTTATTAATACAAGTATTAATAAACCAACAAAAAAAGAAATTTTAGATTATGTAAGCAGTTTATGTAAGAAGATTGAAGTGGATGATTTTATTGCTTATTATGATGCTTCAGGGTGGTGTGATAGTTCAGGATTGCCGATAAATTGGAAGCAAAAAGCAATACAATGGGCAAATAGGTATAAACCCAAAGAAGAAGAGAAAAAAGCAAGTCCTGTAATTGAGAAATGGTATCAGGAACAAAAGGCAAAATTAGCAGAGAAAGGTATATATTAGTATGAACAGGAAAGAATTTATTGATGAAGTATTTACATTTTTTAATTGCAAAGATGAAAATTTAAAACGCTCCTATGATTTAGCGTTCACCGTTAGAGATGCTATTGATTGGAATAAATTGTATCAGATAGTAGTAAACGAAGCAGAAAGCAGATATTTGCCTGCTCCGAAATGGTTTAAAGATTTCTTCAGTAGGTGTGTAGTATATGATGGAGGTTATACAAATGACGGAATCAGACTACGTGTTTTTGAGAAGCATAGTAGACTTGAAAATGGTTATCCGTACGAATATATAACTTTTCAAAATACTGCTACGATTGAGAAATTAAAACAATATGAGATGCAAAGATTAGGCAATAAATTTATTAAGATGCAGGTTTATAATGAAGATACTTGTGAATGGGTTACAGTATAAAAGAAAGGCGGTCAAAATGAGCAAACTAACAAAATTAGAGAAAGATTTGAGAAATGCAACAAATGGGATTACAAGTTGGAGCATCATACAAGAATGCAGAACGACTTGTCCGCAGAAGTTAATTGAAGAATTACGCAAGAAACACGGTTATGACAAGATAACTGATATTTGGGAAAAAAGAACTGAAATTATTGACGGCACAAAAACGGTTATCAGGTGGAAAAAATATTTTTGGAATGGAGGGGAAAATGACTAATGAAAGAGAAATTAAAAAGTGGCGTGCAAAATTAAGCCCGTATGTAACGGCAGTACAAACAAAATTGTATATTGAACAACAAAAAAGAGAACATTTAAGACAATTACAGGAGATGAACAAAAAATGAATGCAGAAGAAATAAAGTTATTACAAGCACAAAATGAAGCATTGAAGAAACAATGTAACAGTTTGCAGCAAGAAGTAAAGCAATGGAAACACGAATATGAAATACTTGATGCTTGTATAGAATTAGAACAGGGGAAAATGTCAGAACTCAAAGCCGAGAATGAACGGCTGAAAGAGAAATTTGAAATAGAAAGTTTAACAGATAAGACAACAGGGGAAACTATTTATAGAAGTAATGTGGTAAATAAATTAAAAGAATTATTAGAATTAAGAATTGAAGATTTATGTGAAAGTTGCGGAGCAAGTTCTATGATGCCAATGCCTTGTACAGTATACAAACAAACCTTGCAACAGATAAAAAGCATTGTAAGTAATATAATAGACGGTTATATAAGACCTTATGGCGATTATGAACAACTAAAAAAAATTTTAGACCTTATAACCAAAGCGGAGGAAGAATGAACGATAGATTTAAATTTAGATTTTTTAATGAATATAGCAACAAGTTAGAATCTTGTGACGAATACGACTTAAAAGATATATTTGAAAGCGGTAATCCTGTAATGCAATGCACAGGATTAAAAGACAAGAACGGCAAACTGATTTATGAGGGGGATATATTGTTAGATATTGCAAGACACGATAAGCCATTATATGTCGTTAAATGGAACAAATCACAAGCACAGTTTTATATTGAAATGATAAATCAAAAAAAATATGAATTATATACAGAATGGCATTTGGGTAGACACGATTTAGATTATGAAGTAATCGGTAACATATACGAAAATAAGGAGTTATTAAATGAACGAAATTGAAAAATTATATGAATTGGCTGGGATAGAAAAAATAGAGTTAGATTATCCTGATAATTTTGAGCCTTTTTATCCTGAGTTCACCGCAGAAAAACAGTTGGAGTTGATTAAGTGGTTAGGGAAATTAGACGGAAAACTTGAAATAACTTGCACATATAATAAAGAAAAATTTATATTTAATTTTTATTTTAATAGGAAAACTGATAAAAATCATGACCCAAAATATCCTTATTCAAATTTTTTGAATGAAGATATTGAGATTTTAATTGCAAGTTTAATAAACAACCTTTGGCAAGACCTAACAGAAGAAGAAAAGCAACAAGTGAAAGGAATTTTGGAATGAGTAAATACATAATAAAGAATTGCGATTTATTTAATAACTTTAGTGAAGAATGCTTAAAAGATAACGGTTTATGTGAGTTTTGTACCGACTGCGTTATGAAACAGATTGTAGAGTTAGCAAAAGGATATAAAGAAGAACTTATTGATAGAAAAACAAAAAAAGTCGTTGCTACAAGATATTTTAAATTAACGAAAGAAATACTTGAGCTTTTAGACATACAGGAGGTTGAATAGATGAGTAACTTAGGAAGATTTGGCGATATATTAGGCATAATCTTATTGCCGTTTGTTGCAATATTTATGATTGCAATTTCACCGCTTTTGCTCATATTGATGATATTAAATTATAGAAAGGGTGAAAATGAGTAAACTATTAGATAATATCTGCAAAATACGGGATATTTTAGAATACAAGCAGTATAACAAGTTAGGGTATATTAGGCAGTTATCACAAAGTATATTTGATGAAGTACACAGAAACATCAAGCGTAAAGCAAAAGATTATTCCTATGAATTAGAGTTTACAAGCCAAGATTTAAGGGAAACTGCACAGGCAATTTCGGACACATTCAAGCGTTGGGATAACATAATGAACCCTGAAAAGCAAACAAAGAAATTAGCAAAGAACGCAGACGGTGACAGAATAGATATGAACCCGTTTTTTGAGGAAGTAATCCCGATTATGCAATACCGCAGGGATTATACACAAATATTGACGGAGTTAAGAAGTTTATTAGAGTATCACGCAGTCTTTTTGTATTATCTTGAAGAAGCAAGCGAGGATGCAATGTTGAAGTATATAAAACGATTTACATAACAAAAACCCCTCTTAATGAGGGGTGTAATACGTACATATCATAAGTTTTGGAATGTTATAGTAGTTAAGAAAGTTTAAAACATTGTTTACGGTTCTTATTATGATTATATGATTATTATAACAATTTAATTATTAGACAAAACTATTTACAAAACAAAATAATTATAATAAAATATTAACGTAGGATAGGTTAGCTACCGAAAAGCAGAATATCCAACTGCCTGCCTACATTTTATTACTTGGATTTACTACTGGGAGGTAGTTTTATGGAAGAAATATTTAAAACGTGCGTAGAAGATGCCAGATATGAAGTGAGCAATTTTGGGATAGTAAGAAATAAAAAAAGCAAAAAGATTATAAAACCTTTTGACAATGGACACGGATATTTAAGTGTTGCATTTTGGGTAAATAATAATACTATTAGAAAAAGGTTTTATGTGCATAGATTAGTAGCCGTTGCTTTTATTAAAAACCCTTTTAATAAATTAGAAGTAAATCACAAAGATGGGAATAAACAAAATAATAATATAAATAATTTAGAATGGGTTACACGAAGTGAAAACTTAAAACACAAGTTTTGTGCATTAGGTTGCACAATTTCTAAAAAAAACAGGAAAATAACAAGTGAAAGAATGAAAAAATATCAACAAGAACATCGGGAAGAAATTTTGAAACGATTAGAATATTATAGGAATTTGAGAAAAATTAAAAATTAAACAATTATAGACATTTATTGTAATACCATTTTATTTTATTTCTTATAAATTTACCGCAAGTGTCCTTTGTTTCAGCAGGGAACGGATGCATATAGGTAATATCTATTTTCCCCGCACTTGAAGTATTCGGATGCGATAAACCAAACTCATAATGTGTAAAAACGTGTTGCTTATCAATAGGGATATTATATTTTTTGCATAATATTGCACACAAAGCGAAACCCTTTTCAAGTTGTACCCTTGTAAGAGGATATTTTGTATCCTTCACATTTACCCCTTTGGGAACGTAGCAGCCGCAAAATGCAACTCCTATATTGTTTGTATTCCCACCCCCGCAATGCTGAGCATATTTACCGTCATTTACATTAATGTTATCTTCAGGGGCATATTTGCCTTTTATAATTGAACCGTTGGAATTTATTAAGAAATGATAACAATTTTTTTCGTGTTCTGATGGTTGGTTAGTACCGGCTGTCCAATGCAATGTGATTTTGTTTAAGGTCATTTCTACCCCCTTGTTTATATAATACTTATATAAAAATCCGTCATAAAGTATTGACAAAAAATGAAATCATAAACTAAAATAATTATGGTATGGCAAGTCAATTATATTTATTTGGAGCAGAGTATTTCAACGAACCTGAACTGGAAAAGGTTGAGGAAAATACAAGAGTCCGTTATGAAGTGCCTACATACATCAAATTTTATAGCATTTATCAGTATGACAGAGAAAAGTTTACTAAACTATTAAAGATATGGCTTGAAACAGACGAGGGGAAGAACAGGACACTTGAAACACTTAAAGCAAAGCAGTCAGAAATACTTGAATTATGCTATGTAAGAGATGCAGAGGGAAATTTATTAAGGGATAGTGATGAAAACCATATTTTCAGATACCCTACACTTGCAAAGATATACCGTTTAATTTATAATCAGATAGGTGCAAACCCTTTTATTGATAACTACGAGCAAGACGGTTTAAGAGTGATAAGGGATATTTACACCGAAGAAGATTACGAGTATCAGGGAAAAACATACAAAGGGCAAAAGTTTGTAAATGTTAGTGCAAGTATTAAGGGAACTGATAATTTACCGATTAAACAAAGAGTTATAATACATATAGGGCTTTTACGCTTATTGCGTAAAGGTCTTTCAATTAAGGAGGCGTTATGCAAATTAAAGACTTAAAACAAGACCGCCGAAATTTTAGAAAACATAACCAGCGAAATTTGGATTTGATTAAAAAATCAGTAAATGAGGTCGGACTTGGAAGAAGTGTAGTTATAGACAATGAAAATGAGATTGTATGTGGTAATGGTTTAGTAAGTACGTTAGACAAAAACACACCTGTAAAGGTTATTGAAACAGACGGAAGTGAACTTGTAGTAGTAAAAAGAACTGATTTGGCTACAAATGACAATAAACGTAAGCAACTTGCTATTATGGATAATAGTGCTTCGGATAGTTCCGAATGGGATTTTGAAAAGTTAGAGACAGATTTTGACACCGAAGAATTGCAGGATTGGGGGTTAGATGTTGATTTTGCAATAGAGGAAGAAGAAAAAGAAGTTATTGAAGATGAAGTTCCTGAAGAAGTTGAAACCCGATGTAAGCGTGGTGATATTTGGCAATTAGGCGAACACAGATTAATGTGTGGGGATAGCACAAGCGTAACAGATGTTGAAGCATTAATGAATAATAACAAGGCAGATGTTTTATTTACAGATATGCCTTATGGAATGGACCTAGATACAGATTATTCAAAAATGAGTGGAGTATTTAATGATTTTAAGGGTGCAAAAAAAATAGATGGGGGTAAAAAATACGAGCAAGGAAAGGTTGATGATTTTACTCCTGAAATGGTAAGTAATTTATTTGCTTGCTTTAATTATGTTAAAGAAATGTTTTTATTCGGTGCAGATTATTTTGCAGAATTGTTACCAAATAAAAATGATGGCTCTTGGATAGTATGGGATAAAAGAGACGATAACGAACAATTTGATAAAATGTTTGGAAGTCAATTTGAATTATGTTGGAGCAGGAATAAACATAAAAGAGAAATAGCAAGGGTTCGTTGGTGTGGAGTTTTTGGTGTTGAACAAGAATTTGATAAAAAAAGATTTCATCCAACACAAAAACCTACATTACTTGTTAAATGGTTTTTAGATAGATACTCAAAAGATAATGAATTGATAGTTGATTTATTCGGCGGTAGCGGTAGTACACTTATTGCTTGCGAACAATTAAACCGTAAATGCTACACAATGGAACTTGATGAAAAATACTGTGATGTCATTTTGCAAAGGTGGGAAAACTTAACAGGCAAGAAAGCAGTAAAGTTATAAGGTTAAAAGGTGAAGTATGGCTAGACCAAAGAAAAAAAGCAATGCGGGGCGACCTACAATATTTAATGAGATTACGCTCCAAAAATTAGAGCAAGGGTTTAAAATAGGATTAACAGATGAAGAATGTTGTGCCTATGCAGATATTGCAATGTCATCTTTATATAATTATCAAAACCAAAACCCCGAATATTTGGAGAAAAAACGCAAGTGGAAACAAAATCCTATTGCAAAGGCAAAACATACTATTTACAAGAACCTTGATGATGCAAAAACTGCTCAATGGTATTTAGAACGTAAATGCAAAGAGGAATTTTCAACTCAAAGCAAGTTAGAATTAGAAAGCAAGGGCATTAATATAGTTGTAGCAGATGATGAGCATAAACAAATGTTAGAGGATTTAT